GGATAAGTTCTTTACTGAGCTGCTCCAGGCTGCGGAGTCTGGGGTACGAAGCTCGAGGCTGATAGATAGTTGGTGAGAATCTGCGCGGCCTGCGCTCGTGTGACCTGCCCGTTGGGAGCAAGAAGACCGCTGCCGTCTCCGACGACAAGGCCGTTGACATGTGCCCAGCTTATGGCGCCTCTCGCATAGTCGCTGATTTGGTGTGAATCGCTGAAAGGCAGCGATATGTCTGCAGCCTCCGGACTTCCGGAGCAGCGCCAGAGCATGACGGTCATCTGTTCTCTGGTGACCAGGTTTTCCGGTCCGAAAAGTCCGCCGCCATAGCCGTTTACAATTCCCGACGATGCCGCCCAGGATACTGCGTCGGCATACCAGATGCCGTCGGGGACATCGACAAAGAGGCGGCTGTCCTTTGAAACAGAGGGGCTGCCTGCGTGATTGTAGAGAATTTGCGCCAGCATGGCGCGGGTCAGGTGCGTGTCCGGAGCAAATTTTCCATCACCGACGCCATCCATCAAATTGCCCAGATTGACAAATTTAACGGCCTCATAATACCATGCGGCAGGAGACACATCCTTGAAGGGATTCTCCCAGGCAGGCTCCGGATCGTCCTCGGGCTCGGGCAGCGTGACGGGCAGGAAAACTGCCGACACAGTGACCTGGCCGCCGGGCATGGTAAATATATATCTGCCGTCCGCCTGCTCTGTCAGGGCAAGCGCCTCTCCAGCCGTGTTGGCAACGGTCAGACTGGAGAGCTTATAGCCGTCGTCCGGGATTACGGTGATCGTTACGCGCTCGCCTGTGGAGGCGTTTGACGGTGTAACGGTGACTTTACCTCCGGAGACACTGGGGACGGATACGGCGTTGTAGGAGGGGAAATATCCGCCAAAACCGATGTCAAAGTCAAAGTCCGAAGGAAGCACACTGCCGGGATCGGAGTAGAGCCACTGGGCATAGACTGCGGCGTCACCGGAGAATGTCGTATACGTGGTTACCGCCGTCCCGCCGGCAGGCTCTGTATACCAGCCTTGGAAGGTGTATCCGCTGCGGACCGGCGTGGGCAGATTGGACAGCGTTCCGTCCAGGCCGGCAGTTATCTCGACAGGCGATACCGTCCCGCCGCAGGGATCAAAGGTGATGATACACGTCTCATGGATGTCCGAGGGGCTGCTCTGCGAGGATGTCGGTGGGATATCCAGTCTCAGGACCGGGGATGTATCTCCGTCGATTCTGAGAGCCCAGATGCTGCGGGCGGTGGGTTGAGATATTGTCAGCGTGTAGTCCAGATAGCCGTATTCACCCGGATTGTCAGGTGTTTCATCAACAGGCGGGACATACGCAATAACATTGACAGTGGGGACATAACCGGAGAGATTCAGTCTATCGAGCTCTTCCTGCGCCAGCTGCGCCGCATAGCTTACAGCCTCCTGCTCAGATAAGCCCTCCGGGGCCAGGTTTGTTGCCAGCACGTCCTCCAGAGAGGTTTCGACCCCTGTACCACAGCTGCCGCAAACAGTACCGGCAAAGCTGTGCCCGGTGGCGGGAACAGTCACAGACCGGACCACGCCGCAGTTCGCGTCGGTGCAAGTGTAAACCATGGCGCCCGTCTCCGTACAGGTAGGCGGTGAGGTGATCTGACCGCGGTCCCATGTATGTCTGGCGGCTATGGTCAGCTGGGTGGTCTGCCCGCCATAGGTGACGGTAATTGTCTGATCGCTGGTAGTATTTATATCATAACCGGAGCACATGGCGGCAATCAGCGGCAGTGTGCAGAAACCGTGGCGGTAGCAGGATGTAGTCACTGCGAGGTTTGCGTCTGTCAGCAGGTCCTCCAACGCTGTGCCCGGTCTGCCGGAAATCACCGCAGCGGAGAGGTCCAGGCCGGTGAAGCGGCAGTTGTTGGCGGCGGCAAAGTCCTGGGTCCAGTTATGCTTGCCGGCAGAGGGCTGGAGTCCGTAGTAGTGCCCCACGCCGATATGGATGGGGTTGGGACTTTCAATATTTCTGCGGTGCCCGGGGCTATGGAGCCAGCTGTTCATTACGCTGGCACTGGTGGTTTGACCGGAGGCAATATTTTCCGCGCTGAAGTGGTATAGAACGCCGCACTCCTGATAAGCGGTCCAGCAAATACGGCCATCCGGCCTCGTGTGATCGGCGCGGTAGTCAACATAGATTTCCTGGGCTCGCAGGCTTGCTGTGTCCTGCAATGTGTCAAAAACAGATAGGGGTACGCGTCCGATGCTCATCCGGTGCTGATTCACAAGCCGCAGCACCTCCCAGCCCATTGCATCCATTCCGTCGGGGAGTACCGGCGCCGGAGGCTGGGGGATGTCCGGCCCGGGGTTGGGATTGGGGTCAGGATTAGGATCAGGTCCCGGGCCGGGGATTGATCCGGAGGAGCCGCTTGCAACGCCGTTTTCCCGCATCAAATCTACCAGTCCATTTATTGGTGAGTCAGGTAAAGATTGCAGAGACGCCACATATTCCCGCGACAGGGAGGCGCGCGTTGATGTATTATATGTAACTGCGATAGGCCAATCGGGCCAGTTCTCGGACTTTACATCAAATAGTCCGGACAGAGCCCCGTCAATTCTGGACGCATCATCGGGGCCGCCGGAGAAGGTGTAGTAGTAGAGCTTAATCTGCTTATCATTTGCATATGACGCAAACTGTGCGACTGCGGTGGGAACAGGGGCCAGACCGTCCGAGGGGAAACAAATCAGAACAATATCCGCAGTTTCGCTCTTGTTGGAAATCCGGTCAATTACCGCGGTGGTTTCCGCCTGCGTCAGAGAAACCCAATAGTCTGTTTCCTCGGGCAGCGAAAATGCGTATGCCATTCTCGTGAGCAGCGACAGCACAATACTCAGCGCCGACAGAATGGCAATCAACCGTTTGTTCATAGCAATCTTTTCCTCCTGCATTTATTTAATGAGCTGCTTGATGATCTACTTGTAAATGGGGGCTGGGCCGCCTGCTGCTTCTCCAAACAGTGCCCAGGTATTGCTGCCAGTAATATGCGCGTCGGCATACTGGCCTATCAGCGACGTGTCCCCTTTCAGATGGACCAGACGCCCGCCGTGGGTCCGGCTGGAAAGGGGCCAGCTGGGGTCCCCGCTCTCCCCGTCCACCAGTACGCGCAGGGTCTTTCCCACATAGACGCGGTGCAGCTCCGCCGATATACGGTTCTGGGCGTCCAGCAGGCGGTCGAACCACACCTGCTTCTCCCCGCGGGATACGGGGTCCGGCAGCTTCGCCGCAGGGGTCCCGGGCCGGGGGGAGTAGATGAAGGTGAACAGTGCGTCATACCGCACCTCTTCCACCAGGGAGATGGTCTCCATGGCTTCCGCCTCCGTCTCGCCGGGGAAGCCGATGATAATGTCGCTGGTCAGTACGATGTCCGGCATAGCCGTCCGGGCCATGCGGACCTTCTCCAGATACTGTTCCCGGGTGTACCCCCGATTCATGGCTTTCAGCACCCGGCTGCTGCCGGACTGGACCGGCAGGTGGAGCTGCCTGGCCACATGGGAGCATTCGGCCATGGCACAAAACAGCTTTTCACCCGCGTCCTTGGGGTGGCTGGTCATGAAGCGCAGGAGGTAGTCCCCGGGAATTCGATCGATCTCCCGCAACAGGTCTGCGAAGTCCATGGGGACATCCAAGTCCTTGCCGTAGGAGTTCACGTTTTGCCCCAGCAGGGTGATCTCCCTGTAGCCTGCCTCCGCCAGCTCCCGTACCTCCGCCAGAATGGCGGCGGGCTCCCGGCTCCGCTCCCGGCCCCGGACGTAGGGCACGATGCAGTAGGAGCAGAAATTGTTGCAGCCGTACATGATGGAGACCCAGGCCTTCACGCCGCTCTCCCGCACTACCGGCAGGCCCTCGGCAATGGAGCCGTGCTCGTCGGCAATGGAGAAGATGCGCTCCCGCCTGGTATAGACGCCGTACAGCAGCTCTGGGAACCTCCACAGCGCCTGAGGCCCGAAGATCAGGTCCACATGACGGTATGAGCGTCTGATCCGCTCCGCAACGACCTCCTGTTGTGCCATGCAGCCGCACAGGCAGATTATGGCCTCCGGGTTTTTCTCCTTCACATGGACTAGCTGGCCCACCACGCCAAAGACCTTTTTTTCCGCGTTTTCCCGGATGGCGCAGGTGTTGACGACAATAAGATCGGCCGCCAGGGGGTCCCCGGTAAAGCGGCAGCCCATATCCCGCAGCATTCCCATCAGACGCTGGCTGTCGGCCACGTTCTGCTGGCACCCGTAGGTCTGAGTATAGGCGAGAGGGGGACCCCCTGGGCGCTCCTCATTCAGCTTCCTGATCTCCGCGCAGAACTGCATTTGTCGCTGGATTTCCTCCGCGCTGATCCGCTTGGTGGTCCCTCTGGTATCACTCATTGTCCCCGCTCCCTTCACGGAAAATATCATCTGCATCCCCGGCAGCGGAGAAGCGTTCGTAGAAGGTCCTGGCGTCCGCCCGGCCGATAGGTGTGACCTGGTGGACTCCGCCTTCCCACATGGCATAGCTGACGATGAAGTACCGGCCCATCTGATCCCGGTACAACTCCTGGAACATCAGGTCATCTTCATCGACGCGAGTGTTGCACAGAGGCTCGGACGTGGCAGTATCGTAGATGATCTTGCCCTCCATCTTGCGGACCCTGGGCCCGGCCGGGAGTCGGAGGCCGCTGGAGGCCCCGGGCTTCACGATCCGCAGCTCATAGCCCATGACCTCCATGACCTTCCTCCAGTCCTCTGCGGAGAACGAATTTCGGCTCAGGCGGCCAGACAGGTTTGGTGTGCTCCAGCCCATCCGGCGGCAAAGCTCCGCCTTGGTCATCTTTTCAGTTTTCAGATAGGCTTCAACGATTTCGGATACAGTCAATGTGATCCCTCCCTGTGCTGACGCGGCTTATTATACCATTTCAATAATCGTGCGTCAATTTTGTTTTTGAATTAACGATAGAAAATCTTTTTGATCCACCTGTACCGATCAGCAAAGGGAGTAAACCGTTTTCCGGCGATAGGCTGGAGGCGGCGGTCGAGCTTTTCCTGGAAGTAGTCGGCCTCGGGCCCGTCCTCCAGGGCACCGTGGTACTGGTCAAACTTTTTGCCCATGGCATCCACGATCTTTGCAATCCGCTGGGCGCCGAACACGTCCTTGCCCATGACTTCAGGATCGTTGAGCGTCACCATCAGAATATCGGTCATGTACTGGATGTACGTTTCCTTCTCGGCCTGTCGGTAGACGTTGATCTCCGCCTTCTTTTTCTCCAGGTATGCGTTCTTCCCGCCCTTACTCATGGCCTTCTCTGCCTTTCCAGAGCCTATCTGGAAACTCCTGGATCAATGCCCGGTCTCCCCATGCAGCCTTCAGCTCCTTGCTGTCCTTCATCAGGATCGGGATTCCGTTTATGTGTGCGTGTCCGGCCAGGCCCATCAGCCAGTCGCGCTCCAGGTGTGATTTTACCTTCTTTTTGCGGTTCCCGGTCTCAGCCCCAACAATGATCCAGTCAACCGGCTGACTGGCTAAGTCCAGGTCGATGGGGCTCATCATCGGCTCAATGCTGACAAACCTGTGTGCGAACTCGGGAAGCTCATCTACCCTGTGCAGCTCCTTCAGGTTGGTTACTGTGGTCCCATACCAGAAATTATCGGCCCGGGGCAGAAGGGATACATAGTCCAGGCTCTTGTACTGCTCCGGGAATTTCGTCAGGAAGAGGTAGTTGTGCTGAGGGGCGGCGAGGCAAGCATCCATGACCTCCATGATCCAGCGAAGGGGCACCCAGGGCCCGAACAGGTCAGCCATGGAGCAAACGAAGATGTCCTTCACTTTTCTCATTTCGGCCGGCTCACCCAGGCGGTAGCGGTGGAACGTGGGATCGAAGCCATACGGGTACGGGTCCACCCTGGCATCCTGCATCGCTTTTCCCCGCTTTATCATCGGCTCATCCAGGAAGTGTTCTCCGCCGTCAGGGGTCCCTCCGCAAAACCGCCTAGCAATACCCCTCGCATAGCAGTAGGGACAATCTCTCTTGCATCCAGTAACGGGGTTCCAGGTGACATCGCACCAGTCGATTGCAGTTTTGTTCATACGTTCCTCCTCCAATTTCAAAATAGGCTTTGCTGTTTATTTGGCGGCTCAAAGTTCATCCACAACACTTCAAGACGCCTTTCCGATGTTTGGACAATAGCTCCTATCTCATCGCGGAGCCACCCTCTCAGGGCCTCATTATACAACTCGCTATCATAACCGGATAGGAGCACAGGCCCTTTATGAGCCTTCAGAACGTCAAGCAGTTCCACGTGATCCTGGTCGCTCAGTTCGTGCCTATACTGTTTTCTGTTCCGTGTTGATAGGAGATACGGTGGATCGGCATATATCAAAACGCCTGGATAGTTAAACCGCTCAATCAGTTCAACCGCCGGCTTTTTTTCGATCTGTACTCCCCGTATTCTCTCGGCAGCTTGCATAATGGTTTCTGGAGTCTCGCACCAGTATCGGGCGGCGTAGGCCATCTCCCGACCTTGAATATCGTTTTTCCACCCGACTTTCTCTCCAGTGGTGCGGAAACCGTGTCCCATCATCATTCTAACGTAGAAATTTACAGCCCTTTTGAACGGGTCCTTCTCTGTATACTGGTCCGCCCAGGCTTGGTCGTAAACGGCTCTGGAGTATGGGGTCCACCTGATTGCATGAGCCAGCATCTCCGGGTCTCTGCGTATCCAGTCAAACAGATTTATCACATCGTCATCAATATCATTGACGGTTTCGATGTTGGACCGCTCCTTTGAGAAAAGCACCGCGCCACTTCCAAAAAACGGCTCCAGATAACTATGGTGGGGCGGGAAATGAGCAATAATCCATTGAGCGACAGACCACTTTGCGCCAGGATATTTTATGACAGATTTCATTCACGAAGCCACCAGCCCTTCCAACTCACGCATTGTACGGATTTCTTCTCCGCACCACTCCGGCAGATTGGATCGCACCAAAGCCGTGGCGAACGGGGGCGGCACAGCATTTCCGCAGCGGGCCACCTGCTTGCTCTTCCCATAGGCGGTCCCGGTGTAGTCGCGCTCGATCTGGTAGTCCGGCGGGAAGCCGTTTGCCAGATATAACTCCCTGGGTGTCAACATCCTCAGCCCAATGTCCGCCATAAAGTACACGGCTCCGCCGATGTCAAAAAGGATCACCTCATCGTCCGACATTGAATAATCGCAGTATGTATTCAGCAACTCCCGGATTTTCGGCCAGTTCTGGAGGTCTGCGCCCGGGAATACCTTTACAATCTGGGCCGTAACTACTCCAAAATGGCCTCCTCCTGCTGTTATCGTCTGGACCGGTTCCTGCATCCCATGGCCGAGGTTGTCCCCCTTCATCTTGACCATATGGGCCGTCTGGAGTGCGTTGTGATCAACGGATGTGACGGTAGGAAGGGGCTGAGTTACTTCGGTGCCCACCACTCCGCCGAAGTATTTGGAGAGGTTGGCGATAGTCAGCCCCGCGTGGTCTTTGGAAAGGATGGTTGGGGAAGGCTCCATAACATCCTGGCCGACCCCTTGACCGTAATACTTGACCATGCTGGCCGCCGCCAGGCCATACCGGTTTGCGGCGTCGATGGTCATAATAGGACCGGTCACTCCCTGGCCTCTGACCCGCTCAGTCTGCTCCGTGTGATATTGGATCATTGCGGGGCATATCACGCACTCTTCAGCCTTTGAGACCTGGGTATGTGTGGGGGCCTCAACACTTCGGCATCGGTCCCCACCGCCCGTCTGTCCAATAGCGGATAGCGTAGGGGCTATCAGCATTTGATGACCGCCGGTGGTGATTGTGTTTACTGGATCAGTTGCGGCCGTACCTCCGGCGTTTGTGTTGTTGTGCATAGTCAGTGGTGCCATCAGCGGGGATGCTACCCCGTATCCGTGTTTTGCCGTAATGGTCTGGAGGGGATCGTCAGCACCCTGTCCCCGGAATCCGCCGGCGTGGTTTACTGTCACGATGAATGGGGAGTCCGTTTTGATTACAAACTTGTCCACTCCACGGGCCACCCTCCGCATGGTGTTGGGGCGGAGGGGGCGCTGTGCTGTGATGCCATAGCTGGTCCTGATCTCATCCCTGGTAGCGAATATGGACGGGGTTGGAAGGGTCCAGTCGATGATCTCCGCCGCGCTTCTCCATGGGAGCTTCTTCCCGGTTTTGGCTTCCTCGCTGTCCCTGGGTGCGTGTGTCGGCTCCGGCCAGGTGATAGGCTGCCCATCGCACCGGGCCACCATGAAGAAGCGTTTCCGGGTCGTAGGAGCACCATAGTCTGCCGCCACAAGCTCCTTCCATTCTACGGTATACCCCAACGCCTCCAGTTGGCTGACAAACCGGCTGAAGGTCTGCCCAGCCTTTGCCTTTACCGGTCGCCCACGTCGGACCGGGCCCCAGGTCTGAAATTCTTCCACGTTCTCCAGAATGATGACCCGGGGCCGGACTGTCCCGGCCCACCGGAGGACGATCCACGCCAGCCCCCGGATGTTCTTGTCCACGGGCTTCCCGCCCTTCGCCTTGGAGAAATGCTTGCAGTCAGGAGAGGCCCACAACAGGCCAACAGGACGCCCGACGCACACCTCTTCCGGGTCCACGTCCCACACACTGGCCTGGAAATGGGTGGTGTACGGGTGGTTCGTTTTGTGCATCAGGATCGCGTCCGGGTCATGGTTGATGGCGATGTTCACCGGCCGACCACAGGCAAGTTCAATTCCAGTGGAGGCACCGCCGCCGCCGGCGAAGCTGTCCACTATGATCTCATCCAGTATGCTGATCTGCCCCCTGCTCACGACTCCGGCACCCCCTCCGGCTTCTGGCGGTAAGGTAGCCACGACTTATCGTAATCGGAGAAAAACAGCCATGAGCCATCTGTGAACGATATTTTGGTGTCATAAACATTTTCGATGACTCTCCAGTGGCACTCCTCCGGAAACAAATCTCGCTGTGTCCACACTGGCTCTCCCTTCATCCCCCTGAGTTGGTCAAGGGTCAGCGGATCATTAGGCGGGCTCTGGTTCCAGATAGCTCGGACGGCAAGCCGGTCCTGGGCCCATCCGGGATCAATACAGGCCAGGCACTTCGTACACCAGCAGCGCCACCGCTCCCCTGCCTTGTGCTTGTACCGTTCGTAGACGATCTCGGTATTGCCACAAATCCGGCAGGGCTTCAGGTAGGTATGGGGATCATCCTCAGCCGGCTTCACGATCTCGATACTGCCATCCCCAGGGCCACCATGAGGGTGTGCGGCCAGCTCCTTGTACTTCTTTAGCTCTTCCTCTGTCCGTCTGAGCCATTCGACGTTGACGTATGTGCCGCCCAGGGTGGAGTCCGGGACCTCTACCGCCGTGGCGGAGTCGTACAGGTCGATGATCTGATTTGCACGATCCCACATCGGATCGTCACTCAGGAGGCTATACACCGCCTCGGTGAAAGTGTCGCGGTAGCTGTCATTGTCATAGAGTTTCACGTTTTACATCCTCCTTCTCGACTTTCTGGCATCGGGATAAACCGACATTGTTCGGAGCAGAAGAGAGCAACGTGCCGACAGGCGATAACGGCCAGTGTGGCGTCTGCCATGAAGTCGGCAGCGTCCTGGGCGCCCATACCGTCCCCGTTCAACCGCAAGAGTAACTGTGCCACAACGGGCGCGACCATCTCCATGTGATCCGCCGCCTCATTCCACCGCTCCGGCGGAAGAGCTTGGCCGATTTTGACATCGGTGATCTCAGCCATTATGTGGCACCCCCTTCCGCTCCCATTCCAACAGGAGGTTGTGCCCGATGTCGCCCACGATCCCATAGAGGGACATCAGCTCCAGGAAGCGCATGAAGGTCAGCCCGGCTTCGTCAAGCCTGGCCCGGAACGTCTTTGCCCGCGCCGTGGCTTCCTGGATCGCGGCCTCTTCCTTCGCCGCATTCTCAGCAGCGAACTCCATCAGCAGGGCTTCCGGGTCAATCTCCCCGTCAGCAATCCCCTGGCAGAACGCCTTTGCTTCCTCCAGGGGGAAGTCGCGGTGGCCGCAGGTGGTAAAGCCCAGGGTGTCAATGACCTTGTGCCGGACCTTCACAATGTAGGTGGAATCCACATCATCAACTCCACGAACATCCACCAGCTCGAAGATCAGGTTGCCGCGCTGGGCCTCATACGTTCTCCCGCCGTTTTTGGTGCGGAAGAGGATTTCCTTGCTTTTCGGCATCTATGCCAGCTCCTTTCTTTGCCCATTTCAGGGTGGATAAATCAAACCTTGGCAATCAGCAGCATCACTTCATCCGTGGTGATCGTGCCGCGTTCGTACAGGTCAACAGCCCGCTTTATTGCCGCTTCAAGCCGCTTTTTGTGCTCTGGCCTTATCAACTCATTTCCGAGCAGAGATTTGATTTTGTCCTGCGCATAGGCAGTTACATATTCAGGCATGGTATTCTCCTTTCCGGCCCCATACCAGGTTGGGCCATACTGCCTCGCTCAGGCGGTTAGGGTACTCGCCGTCCCGGATCATGTAACGGGTGGGGACTTCCGGTGGGATCGGTCGCTCCCCCTCCAGGTTCTCACAGGTGCCGAAGAGGGAGAGCTGAACCGGCGCGGACATTTTTTCTCTCAGGAGCGAGTACCAGTAAATGATGTGATTGCGGACCAGGTTCATGTTGTAGCCGTCCGGCCAATGGGGATCGCGGCAGCCTCCAGCGGCCAGCTCGTTCCAGCGCCGGAACTCCCGGTTGACCTCTTCTCTGATCTGAGACTCGGTCATACGCTCAGGCGGAATGTACTTTCCCATAGGCACCTCCTACCAGCGGATTTTGTTCTTCTGGCACCCCTGCGGATACATGGCCTCCGCCATGGGGCTTGCCTCAATGGATCGCAACTTCAGACCGGCGGCCTCCGCTTTTGCCCGGACGGTCTCGGGGAAGGCCCAGGCGGTCTTGATGGTCTTTTGCATCCCGTCCGGGTGGAAGTAGCGGATAGGCTTCCCGGCGGCCTTGTAGTAGACCACAAACATAGTCAGCAGTCCTCCTCATCGTTCCAATCGGGAAGGCTTTCCAGATACCTCTCAATGAACGGGATGTGCGGGAACACGAAGTCGGCAATCAGGCAGCCGACGCCCAGGATCAGCAAGTACCCTGAGATAATAGCAAGAGCTACCACCGCATCCCCGATTTGCTCCGGTGTCATCGCCGCCCCCCTAAAAGTTGTAGTCATAGTGCTCATGCCGGCCCCGGCTGATCCTGATGGAGCCGTCTGAGCCGGACTGCCAGCAGCCGTTTTTCTCGGACCACCGGCAACGGATGATCTCCCCGGCCGGGTCCCGCTCATAGGTCCAGGACTGCTCCTCGCTGTTGGTGCAGATGGCAGAGAAGCCGCCGGGCACCCATTGGGGCTTGAAGCTCGGGTCACGGATCGCCTTGTCCCGCTGGATGGTCAGCGTTTTGTCCGTCCTGGAGATGATGGTACAGGCGTGTGCGTCGCTCCAGAGGTGCATGGTCACACCGTCGCCCACCTCAAGCTCCCGGTTCAGCTCCCGGTTGAAGTCGCTCTCCAGGCGCTTGATCCGGTCCGTCCACTCCGACCCGTACTGCCGCCAGAACTCAGCCCACAGTCTGTCGTGATCCTCAGCAGTTTTCCGGTCCGGGTTCTGGTATACCATCCGCTGGATGGTCTCATCGTACTCGGATCTGATGGCGTCAATTTTGGTTTTGATCTCCTCGGACTTTTTCGGGGCGGCAACCTTGGCCCCGTCCTGGATGACGGCCACCAGCGTCCCGGCGTTCATCCGGTGGGTGAACTCCTTGCCGTTCTCCAGGACGGTGACAGTGACGCTCTTGCCAGTCTTGGAAGGGGTGACGCTGACGATCTCGCCGGTCTCCCCGAAATTGTAGAGCCGCGTCATGCCGGGTTTGAGCTCCCTGGCCTCAATGGCGGGCTGAGGTGCGCTGATCCCTTGCAGCTTGATGGTTTTCATGGCTGAACTCCTTCCTGTGTTCATGCGCTCTAATGCGTTAGGCGTTCCTGGCATCGTCGGCCCACTTGCGGGCCTCCTTCTTGGTCTTGAAGTAGTCGATGTACTCATCGAACTTCTCCTTCTCAGCGGAGGTGCTTTCCGGCATCGTGGGGCCTTCCTGCTGCTCCACTGTGGCATCGACCTTCCCGTTGTCGAAAAATCTTGTTGTAACCTTCCAGAACTTCATAGCAGTTACCTCCTGGCCGTTTTGGCTCGTTCTTGACTTTTTCCTGCCTCTGTGATACCCTGGAGGGGCAAGAGGGAAGGCAGGTTCCCTCTGCCCCTATTTGGGTTAGGTCCCCTTCTTGCTTGGTAGGCGGTGGAGGGGGCCTAATTTTTTACTGGCTTTCGCCAGTCTGCTGGGTCGTGGTCTGCTTGATCCCGGTTGCGATGAACTTGATGCACTCGGTAGCTTCCTTCTCAGAGTGCCCGTTGGCGATCAGCCAATCAATGAGTCTCGCGGCCTCGATAGCGGTCATGCTGTGTTCCTCCATTGGCTTTTCAACCTCCTGCCCGGTTGTGATCCCCGGCCCCCTCCCGGGGGCTGGGGTGGTCCCGTACTTGCCTTTCGGTAATTCCGTTCCCATGCTTATATTATAACTTACCAAACGGTAATTGTCAAACCTTTTGGTTAAATTTCTAAAATTTTTTTATCGGCTTTATCTAAACGGTGAACAATTCAGCCGGTTTCAGAGCATAAAAAAGAGCTCCCCCACCTGGATTTCTCCAGGATGGAGGAGCTATATTGACAAACGGTAATTCCGCCGTGGTGCTTGCCTTTTAGGCGTGTGTGTGGTATTCTAGGAACGGCACCGCCAGCAAACGGTAGTCCGTGAGGTCCCCTTGACAGGGGGCGACTTCGCTCCCTGATCTTACGAAAGGGGGGCTGCCCAATGAGTACATCTGAGGTCCTGCAACTCTGCCTGGTCATCATTGGCATTTGCGGCCTGTTCATCCAGGGTAAAAAGAAGTAACCGCCCCTCCTGCCACAGAGCGCGGTTACTTCTTTAAGTAATTGACAAGGGGACCGACCGGCTACCGGGCGGTGTCCTTTTCTATTCTCATTATAGCCTTTATCCGGTGGAATGTCAACTGGATTTTCCACGGACTGTCCGCCGGACATTCCGCTGGATGATCTTCCTCCAGAACGCAAAAAGCGCCCCCGACCGCATAGGCCGGGGGCGCTGTCTCATTTCCTGTTCAGCTTGACGGTTTTGATCTGCTCAATGGTCTGCTTAAATTTGTCGAAGCCATACATCGCCGCATAGGCAACGAAGATTCCCAGGACCACCGCGCCTACAATCATATACCAGACGACGCGGATGCCCATGATCTGGCAGACCGCGAAGAAGGCCAGCAGGGTGACGGTCATCGCCACCAGGAAGGCCAGGATGTTGGTGGGGAGCTTCTGCCACACCAAGCCCTTCAGGACCTCGGTGACGATGTTGGTGACTACCATGAGCACCAGCACCAGGAACAGGATGATGGAGATAACAACAGGAATGTACTGAACAATGGTATCCATAAAATTCCTCCTCAGTTATTGGCGGACATATCCGCCCGTCTATTGTCGTGATCCCTACACGGGAACGGTTCACTATTGAAGCATACCTCGCAACAGTCATCGCAGGTGTAGAGCCCCCTGCGGTTATAGGCGCATGGTCGCACAATGGGAATTTCCCGGCCACACACCGAACACTTGACAGCGCTCACTGTTTCTTCAGCCACTCGGAGCTGGAGAATCCGGTGTAGGTAACACCCTTGTAAAGCACCTGGATATACAGCCACTTCACGTTCCCGATCTGCGTGTAGTAGCCGTAGTTTCGCACCTTCGTCCCTTTAGGGAGAAGAGCGAGACTTTTTTCTCCGGTTCCAGCCCCATCGCGGATGTGGAGGCCGCTGGGAGCGGTGACGGTGTAGGTCCCTGCTAGGGCTTTGCTGAAGGACTTCGCCGCTCCCTTTGCCTTCTTTTCCGTGGTGGCGGCCGGCTTTGTGGTTGTAGCCGCAGTTCCTCCAGAGGGGGCCGTTCCCTGGCAACAGGCGGCAGGGTTATAGATAAAGCCCAGGAATTTATAGCCACTTCCCTGGCCCCAATTCCCGTTTGCCCCCTTTT